TGCCCTGTATTGCCTACCTGATGAGGTGCTGAAATGAAGTGCCGAACAAATCGGAACATCGACGTCGACGCAAACTGTTTTCCGAAGTACGTGACGACATTGGATAACGGCAAAAAGGTGATCGCGTCGGGCACAGTGATTTGCCGTGACGAGTTTCCGCTCGCCGACTGCGTTGCTTTGGTACACAACGGCCTTGCAACGCCGGAGGATGACGAATGTCGTCAGGCGTGCAATCGGACGGCATCAGAAATTGCAGCAGCCAAGGCAGCAATGGATAGGCTTTTGAGTGGCAAGGGCCTGATTGAAGATGAGGACGAAGAAGAAGACGAGGAGGACGACGAGTGACGCGGTCAATTGTGAGTGCTGACGAATTCCTGAATTCACCTGTGATGGATCGACAGAAAGTCGACGTGCCAGTTCCAGAGATTGGTGAAGGCAAGGTGATTCCGATTTGGGGCATGACTCCTAGAGAGCGGACCGAATGGGAGGACAAGCAAAGCCGATTGCCGAAAGACAAGCGGGCCGCGCAAAAGTCAGAGATTCGTGAACGCATTTTGCTGGAATGCTGCCGCAACGACGAAGGCGTCAGGCTGTTCACAAGTGACCAGATTACTCGTCTCGGACAACTTCGTGGCGACGTCGTAGAACGGTTGGTGAACGTCGCGTTGGAGTTGTCTGGATTCACCGGGAAAGACCTCGAAGACTTGGTAAAAAACTCCGCAGAAGCCCCCGAAGGCTAACAGCACTTCGGTTGGCTGCACACGTTGCGAAGACGACAAACGTCGATTTGATGCTGTCAACGATGAGTCACGCTCAGTTCGATGAATGGTGTGCCTTTGATCTTATTGAACCAATTGGCGAGCGTGGGACAAATGACATTCTCACACGGCTTGCAGTGATGATTGCTGCAAAGCTCGGAGAAAAGCAAGTGAAGCCATCCGCGTTTGCGTGGTGGAAGGAAGACGCGACCGACAAGCCAGTCAAAGAAGACGTTGCCATTGCTACGTTGCAAATGATTGGTTGGGAGACAGCCTAATGGCAGTGATGGCCGGTGATCTTGTAACGCGACTTGGAGTCGATGGAAGAGGATTCCAGCGAGGACTTCAGAACGCGCGTGGCGAGATGCGGTCATTTGTTGGCGACGTGGCGAAGATTGCGGCAGGGCTGGCGTTGTTTGATGTTGGCAAAAGTGTCGTTGGTGGCGTCAAAGATTTGGCCTTTGCTTCTGTGAATCTTGCTGCTGAAGCTGAAACTGCTGCCGTGCAATTTAGCGTGCTGACAGGCTCGGCTGAGTCGGCTGCTGCCGTCATGCGAGACATCAATAAGTTTGCTGCGGAAACGCCTTTCGAGTCTATGGAGATTACGCAAGCAGCAAAGCAGTTGCTCGCATTTGGCGGAAGTGCGTCGAGCCTCGTAAGCGAATTGCAGACGCTTGGTGATCTGTCGGCTGGCATGGGAATTCCGCTGGGTGAATTAGCGGAGCTTTACGGCAAAGCTCGCATACAGGGTCGGCTTTTTATGGATGACATCAACCAATTGCAGGGGCGAGGAATCAACGTCACGGCTGAACTAGCAAAGGAGTTCGGCAACGTTCGCGATGCAGTTGAAAAAGGTCAGGTTAACTTCAGCCACCTTGAAAAAGCACTGAAGGCAATGACCTCCGAGGGCGGCGGCTTTTTCGGAATGATGCTGAAGTTGTCGGAGACGTTTCAAGGCCAGTTGTCGACGCTCACGGACAACATTAAGGCGATTGGCCGGGATCTTGGGGCTATGGTGCTGCCAAAACTGACAGAGATTGTCAAAGAGGCAAACAAGATGCTATCAGCATTTAACGCGCTTGGCGATGCTCGTTGGAAGTTTCTGGGTGAGGTTTTAATAGCAGCGGTTGATGTTGGTATTGAAGGAATCAAGGCCCACTGGAGAGACATGCTGAACGACATGATCGATGAGGTGGCGAAGATCAACTGGGGTAAACTGTGGCTCGTCGGCAGAAAAGGATTGGACGCATTTAGACCTAAAGGACGTCCGGAGGATTTGCGACAGGCACAAGGAAGACTTGATGATTTACTCGGCAAGCTGAACCCTCCACAACAGGCCGGTCAAAACGCAGGTTTCGAATGGCAAGGCCCAAGAGAGCAGGGGTTTGCTGCGGCGATTCTTCGCAAAATGAAACCGGCAAGCGGTGATGTAAAAGGAGCACTCAGTAACCTGTTTGATGCGATTGGAAAAGACCCGATCGTCAATGCGTTCAAAGGCGGCGTCGGCGGAATGCTTGATCGTGCGTTGCTGCAGGGCGATGCAATCAAAGGAACGCTTGCGAACTGGCTCGGGACAGATGCAGCGGATGCATCAAAGCCAGAATCGCAATTGGCCGGAGCGATGCAGCAAGGTTCACAGGAGGCCTACAGCACGCTAGTGCAAAACATGCTGAGCAGAACGACAGATCCAGTCGTCAAAGCCACAAAAGAACAAACGAAGGAATTGATCAAAGCGTGGGGCAAGCAGCCTGCACAAAATAACAAGGTCGCGCTGATGGCCGCTCCGGGGAGTCTGTAGTATGGCGGCGACACTCAAAAAGGAGCTGGCAGAAGGCAGGTCGGCTCGCAATAGTCGCGGAATTCGGACCTACACTCGCGTGTTTTGGGTAGAAACAACGTCGGATAATGACGGGCCATACACAGTGGGTTCAGCTTCCGGATTGCCTTTAATTGGTTCCGTACATCCTGACGACTCCGGGGCGTGGTGTACCGATCTAGAGGTACAAAACACGGCTCCGTGGAAGGGCTGGACTGTCACGGCGTCATATTCGACGGAACGCGAACTGTCAACAACGCCGACAAGCGATCCGGCTGTTATCACATGGACATCGGAGCAATTCCAGCGTGTTGCAGCCTTCGATAAAAATGGGGATGCAATCGTAAACTCGGCTGGAGATCCGTTCGACCCACCGAACATGATGGACGATTCGCGACGGGTCATTAGCGTCACCAAAAATCTGTCGTCTGTGCCGTCGTGGATTCTCACGTATCAAGACGCTGTAAACTCAGACTCGTTTACTGTTGATGGCATAACCATCGGGGCTGGACTCGCAAAAATGCAGTCCGTGACAGTTGGCGAAGAGCAGTCACGCAACGGCACAGCGTTTCGGACGGTAACGTTTTTAATGCATTTGCAAAAGTCCGGCTGGCTGTTGGCCCCGCTTGATGCAGGATTTCGACAGCTTGGCTACGACGGAACGCTGGAAAACATTTTGAATGAGGGCGACAGAGAAAGACCGTCGGCCCCTGTGCCGCTCGATGGAAGCGGGCATGCGTTAGCAAATCCATCGGCTGCCAATTGCGTATTTCTGTCTTTTAGTGTTTATGAAACAAAAGCTTTTTCATCTCTGCCGCTGAGCTAATTTATGGACGGCAAAGAAATTGTCGAATGGACACGCAATGCAGTTGCCGAGCAGGGCAAGCTAAATCGTGAAGTCATTCGCAGAATAATGAACGAACAGCCGCACAGGGCACGCTGGCAGTTTCAAGGTGGATCGGGAGGCGGTCACACAATCTGGTTCACGATCGATTCGGTACTCTGTCCGGCAATCGATTACGTTGAAGAAACAACGCTGGTTGTCACGGCCGATTGGTACACCGCAGGATGCAGCAAGACGCCGCCCGGTGCGAATGACGATGGGACGTACTACGTTTACGACCTATGCAGCTATTTGAATGGATTGACGCCGACAGATCTGATTGGTACGAAGGGCCGTGCGACGTACCATTATCCCCTGACCGGCGAATGCGAACCACGCTGGATAATTGACGACCTCTGTGCTTCAGCGGAGTGTGCCTAATGCCTCCGCGATACCTTCGCAAACCAGCTTCGACTCACCTGAAGAAATGCAAAGAGTTTCGCGTCGAAACGTGCGACACGGTAAAGGCTGACGGCTGCTGTGGTGTCCTGCCGTGCAAACTTTGCCTTGAGTACGAAACCTACGCAGACGGAGTTTCAAACGGTTCGGCTGAATTTGGTTCTGCATCATGGACAGGAACAGTTGGCGGAATCGCATTCACGGCATATTGGGAGCGTGGCTACGCATCGGGCGAGTGCGAATTTGTCGTGATCTTTGGCGGCGAGGAAGTCTACAGGTCTGACTGTTACGACGGGGCAAGCTGTCGCGATCCCTCTGGCAGCGTTGAAACGGAAATCGACTACGAGGCCGGGACGCTGACATGGAGCGTTCACGAGCCACGGGAACTGGAATTGATCGACGACCCGGATACAGGCTGCCGGACGCATTTCTGTGGCTCGTGTCATTGTTCGTGTGAATGCCTTTGCGTAACGATCACGGACATCAACAACGACACAGAATCTGGTGAACTGTGCGACGTGGCATATCAATGCGACGCGCCGACGTGGGCCGGAACGATCAGGTATCACGAGCTATCGTTGACGCTAGGGCGGGATGAATACGGCGAGTGCATCATTACGCCGACTGTAGACGGCGACGAACTGGAGCCAGTCGCTGCTCCCGGTTGCGGGTCTATGTCTGCAACGTTTACGGACTACGACGGCAACACTTATGAAGTCGCGTGCAAAGAATGCTCGTGCAATGTCCCTTGCCCTTGTCCGTGTTGCCCTGACTGCTGGAGTCGAGTACAGACGGCTGTCGGCGGTGTGCTGCTGGCAGTGGCTGGTGAAGGCGGAACGGACTGCGGAAAGCCACCAGGGGAGGGTGAGGGTTACGAACAGGAAATCACGTTTTCTTGCACCGACGTAAACGACGAAACGAACAATGTCTATTCCGTGTTAGTGTCGCTTAGTCTGACAGTCAAGGTGTACTGCGATCGTGGCAGTGAAAACTGGAAAGTGGAATACAAGTCAGACGCAACCGGGCAGGTTTGGACTGACACGGGAGTCACTTTCACCTGTCCTTCGTGTGCGGGGGTGGAGCCTGGAGGACTCGTAACTGGATCTTTCACCTTCGTCGCGTATGATGGATGTGAGACAAGTGGCGGGCCTGTCACGTTTCCGTGGAACATCACGATAGAAATCACCGTGGAGTGCTCGTAATGCAGGAACTCGCAGCAATCGGGGTTTTGATACTTCTTGCCATTGGGCTTTCATGGGGCGGCTCGCAATTCGGAACAGTCGCACAAGACCGAGTGAGACAGCAGCAAGAATCACAATGGGCCGAAGAAAAGGAACTAATGCTGCGAGAGATTGACGCGAACCGCGAGACGATCAATGAGTGAAACATGTTCATGCGAACTGGCAGGATTCTGCTCACGGCGAAACGTGAAGGTGAATCTATATCAGCACAAACTGTGCAAGGCTGGCAAGGTTCGGCAACTCGATGAGATGTTCACTGGGCAGAATGTCATTCAGCCAGCAAGAGGCGGAAGCGTTGTTAAGGTTGCCACAGGCCGGAAACCATGCACGACATGCAAGCAGAAAAAGAAGTCTGCACTCGCC